CTTCTGCTTCTGCTTTAGCCTGAGCGACTCTGCCTTTAGCTTTAGTCTGCTCTATTTTAGACTCCATAAAAGAGCCAGCTAAATTAGCTATCGGTCCAATTAATGCTTGTATCATTCGTCCTCCAAGATTTCTAAAATCTCGCCAGCCTCAAGTCTGACTTTGAGTTGTTTACAAGACCACTTTTTATCAAAGTCTGTTGTATGTCCAACATTACGTTTTATCTTACGACGTATGTTTAGGCACTCAGACAGGTTTTTATAAGGCGTATATTCAACTCGCTCTTCACCTATCATCAACAATAAAACAAAAGTCATCTCAATCATGATTAGTTAACTTTTCAATGTTATCTTCAATCTTGGTTAAACGCCTATCATAAAACTCTAAGACCAGCTTTTGTTGCTGATCGTGAGGTGCATTACCGCTTTCAATACTCTCCGCTAGTTTTTCTAATTCACTAGCTAAATGTTCAATCATCATAAACTGTTCTGAGTCAGCTGGCAAGCTACCCATCTCGCCTCTAGGCCATTTAATACGAAACTCTGTGTTCATGGCGAGATCTGTTTCTTGTAATATAAGTTTATTTTCTATCGTATTTAATCTTTCGATAACACCAAAATAAGCCCATGTTCCGACCGTTGCCGCTATAAGCAAAGCAATCAAATTTCGTATAGGCATCGCTAGTTCAGTGTTTTCACTTAGTTTTGGCATTACTCACACTTACCTTCTTCCGAACACTCCGCAGGAAAACAATGTGCCATCAGGCGATAATAGTGGTTTTCATAACTAACGTGCCACATATCCTCATCTATTAAATATTCACATTGAGCTTGAGTCATAGGTTGTTGTAAAGAAATTTGATTGCCTATATATTGCCAATCATTACCGTCAAAACCCCACATACTAATAACCATGATAAAAAAGGTTTCAACCGTATGATGAACCTCATTCATCAGTAATTATGACCCATTGAACCGTTTTAGGAGGCTCTTTTACCGCCTCACGTTTTTCATCGCTTGGTACGTGAGTGTAGATAAGTGCTGTCAAAATCGCAGCTATAATTATATTTTCCATTTATTTTTTTGACATCCATGCTGTTGTGCCCATATAAGCTCCAACGATACCAGCTCCACTAAGGAAGATAAGATCAGTAACTGCTCCTAAACCTTCTAATTTTTCTGCCGAACACCAAGGAGAAGCTAAAAATACTGCATAGCACCCCATAAATATTAAAGTATAACGAGCCATTCGTAATTGAGCTAAATTCTTTCTTAACTCTGTTTCTGTCTCTTTTATAGCTTTTATATGTGATAACTCATCATCACTAACGATACCATCGCCATCTTCATCATATTCTGAATATACACTATCTTTTTGTAATTTTTTCTGACTCATAATAACACCTTAAACAGTAGTACAAAAAGTACAAGAGACATTAATATAACAGCTCCTGCCATGATAACTTGTTGTAAAGTATCTTCAAACTTTTTTTGTTCTTGTAGTTTTTTCTTTCTGGCTGCAGCTTCTGCTTCTTTTGCAGCTTGAATACGTCTAGCTCGTTCATCAACTATACTTTTCCAAGTTCCATGACCGAAACGTAAATCTACCATGGTGGCGATTTCTCTCATCTGTTCTTGAGCTAATTTAGCGTTTATAATTTCTTGTGCTACAGATTTAATACCAAACTGATCACCTACTCCTAGTCCAGATTTTTTATTACGTTCTTGTTGAACTTGTTTCTCACCCTCGAATAAATTATCTAAAAAGCCAGCTATATCGGAAACGTCGTTAGCGGTTCCGATTGCTGATTTTAGACCATCGACAGCAGATTTAAAGAGTGCGAATCCAGCAAGGGCAGTGGATATAGGTTCCATATGTCACCTATTTCCTGCTTCAAGTTCCTGTAAAATTGCTCTGGCTGAACTAGGTTTATCTACATCTAAATCAGCATCAGAAGGGTAATCATAACGGCCTAACAATACTCGACCAATAGTTCTTTCTAGTTCAGAGGCAAGAGGTGATTTCATAGACGCTTTAGCCGCCTCTGCCATAGCTCTAGGATCAGCAAGGGCAGTGGTTAAAGCATCTTCTTTTACGTTCCCTCGAACTTTGTTAAATGCTGTTAAAAAACGTCCAGGACGTGTAAACATACCAACATAGCCTCGTATGATACCTGTTAGCATATTTCCTTCTTTTCTAGCTCCACGTGTTGGAACATCTGTAAGTGCCGCTTCTGTAGCGTCAATAACAACATTCAGATTATTTATATATTCTTGTCCAAAAAGAGTTTTTAATTTGTCTTTATTTCCTTCTATATATTCACGCATGGCATCAGGATCCATGACTTGACGTCCGTTAAATGTCTTTACTCGTCCTTCTGCAGGATTCCATATATCTTTATATACAAACGCTTTAAATGTATCCGAAAGTTCTGGTGATTGACGTAATAAAAGATTAACTTCTTCAAACTTAGCAAACCTATCGTTCTTCCAAGTTTGTTCAAATATTGACTCTGGTTCTAATTGTCTACCGCCAGCTAAATCAAACTTACGTTGTATATCTTGTAAGGCAGCTTGTTGTCTAGCTTGTGTTTGTAATACTTGTTCAGAAAAATCAGTAGCAGATGCTAAAGCGTTTCTTTCAGCTGTATTTAAATAAGAGTCCATAACCGCACCATATTCGTCTAAAAAACGATTATGAGCATTTACATCTATTTTAGTTATTTGACCACGACTATCTCTTTTAACAACTGTCTTTAACCATTTATCACGAACAGCTGCCCCAACGTCATAATATAAACTAGCGTTTTCAGGAGATTTAATTTCATCAGCTATATCGAGAACAGCAGTTTTTCCATTACGATCTTTTCTAAATAATAGATTCCAAGCCGCTTCTGGATTTTTAGCGTTTCGTAACTGCGCTATTGCAGATTTTTGAGTGTTTCTAAATTTAGTAGAAAACTCTGCAAATGCATCATCTAAAGATCTAAGTTCTTCAGCTAAACCTTCGGGTGCATCTTTTCGATTTAAAACTCTAGCACGAGAGTCTTCTAATGCTTTTACCATTCCTGAGATAGTTTCAGGACTAGGAGCATCTTCGCCTCGTTGAGCCGCTTTATATGCTTTACGTTCTAATCTTCTTAAATCACGTATATTTTCATTTATTGTACGAAGCGATACAGGTTTTACTTTTACCGCTGCACCTTTTTGATCAAGTAAAAAAGAATCAAGAACTTTATTTATAACTTTTGTATCTTCTGGACTTGCAAAGGGACGTTCAGGTAATGTCTTTTTTATATCAAGAGCAAACTGAACTGCTTCAGAGGGTCTTATAGCCCCTTGATTAACTTGTATAGAATCAAGGCTTCTACCTGTTGATTCTGACCAACGCTTAAATAAATCTTCGTATCTTTTACCAATTTGTGAACTAGCATTTTCATATGAATCTGCAATAGCATCTTGAGCTGCTCTACCTAGATTAGAAGGATC